CTAGACGCGGAATATGAATACGATTTGAAAAAGGAGCTGGAATAATGATGAATTTAGATAACAAAGTGAAGATGCGCGTTATTCCACTAGTCACTAAGCGAACTAGACATGCGCGCCGTGGTCAGAAGGCATTAATTAAGCCTACGCTATTGTGGTGTATCGAGTACGAGTCAGGCGGACTATTCTCATACGGGTATTACAGGAAGTTAGATGCGATGAAAGTCATGCGCGCTATGGAAATGAGCGGGACGGATACAGTTCGCTATCGGGATTTCAATGTCGTTAGTCACGTAGACCATACGATGCATGTATGGCCTATCTCAGAGGTAAGATAACAATGGCAACCAAAAGTAAGAGACACAATCACCATTACTATCGGGCTGAATTAATGCCCGGTCATATAGTGTGGACCTGCGGCGCGGGCGATTGCACTCACCATATGCCCCCACATTATGAATCACTTCTATTACATAAAAACTACTATTGTTTTTCATGCAATAAAGTCGCGCGCATTCTGCAACATCATTTAAATCATGACCCATTATATTTCATGGAGCATGATACGAATGTCCTACAATCGCATCCTATCTGTTACGATTGCGCGCATGGTATTGTCGCGGACGATGATACCGATTCTATCGTAGATACTTACTTGAAGCCCGGAGCGTGATATGAAACACGGATATCAGGAAACATTCGATAATCGTGGTATATGTGTCGTATGCGGATACGACGAACTATCGCACGCGAGCAATGCTATATGTGAAGCGTGCGGGGCTGTAGCGGATTGTGATTTATTCCCGGATACAAAACATCCTAAAAAGATGTTAATCTGTCCGGCATGTAAACAAAAAGAATATGAAACTGCAAAACGTGTAACAGATGAACGAACACGTTCATACGAGGTAGTCAAGACAAGCGGCGATTACTACAATTCAGATATTCCGGCGATTCTGAAAATCAAGCAGACTATCGAAGCGGACCCGAATATAGAGAATAAAGCGTATGCGATAGCGGAAGCGATAAAGGCGCGCATCCGTCATTTCGATAAAACGCTATTCGAGAAACAAAACGAGATATCGGCTATTCGAAACGAGCGTAGCGAATCGCAGATATATCTCAATCACCATATGAAGGAATTGTCTGCCGAACAGCAAAAACAGCTAGGCTTAAACGATATCAAATATAAGCCGGGCATCAATACGGGTAAGACACCTAAGAAGGCACCGTCTATCAAGAAACACGATAATTCAGAACTAAAGAAATACGCCAATCAATTCGGACTAGATATTGTAGTCCTGAAAATGACGGCTATGAGACGGAACGTATCTATCGAGCAGGCGGCGAAAATCTGTATCGCAACTAACAACAAAATAGCGGAGAATAACTAATGTATAATGTCGCATTCGAGGTAGTCCGCGACGGAGATACATATATGCTCCGTAAGTCGTGCGCGGTCTGTGGGTCGGTGGAATACGATTTCCTATCGGATGAGGATTTAACTACGCCTCCGCCGGTCGCGCTCGAAGTAATTAAGGAATATATGAATATGCATGAAGCATGTGTCAATCCTGCTAAACTAAACTAGGAAAAATATGACACGAAACGAAGCAGTCCAATTCGCTCATGATACCTTAAACCAATATGGTTTAAGAGATTGGCACGTAAGACTAACTACAGATATGTCCGGCGGATTTCTCGGCATGTGTGTGCATAAGGACAAATGTCTTATTATTAGTGCGCTACATATCGATATTCACGATGAGAAATCTGTTAAAAATACTATACGCCACGAAGTGGCCCATGCACTTACACCGGGACATTCTCACGATTCTATCTGGCGTGATAAAGCTAGAGAGATAGGATGCGATAACACGGAACCGTGTTCAAATCTATCATTTACGCCAGAGGCTATCGATGCGATTCGGTCAGGCGCGACTCTAGAAGTCGAAATAGAAGAACAGATTATCCGCACGCCCAAGTATAAGGTCACTAGATTACAACAAAAGTGCGAGGAATGTGGCAAGGTAGCCGTAGAAAAACGTAGCTACGATTTAGGCGGAACGCGCGTTATCGAACTGAGATGCGGTCACAATATATTTCGTAAGTTACCGAAAGTCACTCCATACGAGAAATTCATATCAGCAGACGCGGACCCGAAATGCGAGCATAAATGGCAAAAGAATTTCTGCCAGCTATGCGATGCTAAGCGACCATTTAAATTCCAAGTAGATGCTATGCGCTTCATCGAGACGGGCCTAGCTATAAACAAGGGCATAGGCGTATTCGATGAGATGGGCTTAGGTAAGACAATCGATATATTCGGCTACATTAAGTATCATACGGAAGCACAACCAGTTCTATTCGTCGTGAAATCTGGGATTATCTTCCAGATGTATTGCCAGAGTATGATTTGGCTAGGCGATAACTTCGTCGGTCAGGTCATTCGGACTAGCGCGGACCCGGTAATTAAGAATCTTAAGTTGTATTTCATCTCATATGACTTGTTAGTCCCTAAGACTCGTAAGTTGAAATCAGGCAAAATCGTACAACAAGGTTTCGACATTCAGAAATTGCTCGATAGGAAATTTCAGACGATAGTTCTAGATGAATGTCAGCTAATTAAAAATCCTGATTCATCTAGAACACAGCAAGTCCGTCGCTTAGTTAAAGAGATTCCGCGCGTTGTGCCACTATCAGGAACGCCGTGGAAAAATCGCGGTAGCGAGTTCTATCCGGTCCTACAGATGATTGCCCCTATGAAATTCAATTCACATCAGGGATTTATCGATAGATGGGTTGAATTTCACTGGGAAGGAAATAAATATAAGGAAGGTGGGATTCGGAATATTCCGGCGTTCAAGGAATACGTTAAAGATATTATCATCCGTCGTGAATATAACGACGTGATGGACGAATATCCTGAAGTGACTAGAACACTACATTATTTCGAGTTAGATGGCGTTAAGCAAGAGATGTATGACGAGGAAGTATCCGACTTCGTAAAATGGTGGAATGCTAAGATAATCGGCGGAGAGGAAACCGATGCTTTCGGCTCCGATAATATCGCAGCGAAGATTCAGAGGATGCGACATATACTCGGTATCGCTAAAATTCCAGCGACTCTTGAATATGTGGCCGATTTCGTAGAGGAAACGGATAGGAAGTTAGTCATATTCGTTCACCATATCGATGTCGGTCAGATACTGTATGATAAGTTAAAGGAAGAATACGGCAACGATATGCCCGTATTGAAGCTGACCGCAAATCTATCGTCAGAAGATAGATTCGAGCTACAGAATAAGTTCAATTCTAGCTCGCGCGCTCTAATGGTAGCGAGCACGCTAGCGGCGGGAGAAGGAATTAACCTTCAAACCTGTAGCGATGCGATATTGCATGAAAGACAGTGGAATCCAGCTAATGAGGACCAAGCTGCGCCGGGTCGCTTCAAGAGGATAGGGCAACTATCTTCGCATATTAATGTAGTGTGCGTAACGGGCCATGATACAGTCGATGATTTCTTTCATGGTATCGTAGAGAAAAAGCGTAAGTATTTCCATAGCGTGCATAATGCGAGTGAGATGCCAGTATGGAATCACAACGATATCATGCATGAATTAGGTCAGGCAATTGTAGACTCACATAACCGGAAACAATCGAATATCAAGAAAATGGTGACTCGCTAATAGGAGAAAATGATGTCAACTATCGACAGTAAAGGGATAATCGATGAAATTATCAGGAAAAATGGCTACTATTTGGGCGACCCACAAGTAGCTATGATTGTCGAATATACGAACGCGTACGGTGGAACGACATACGGCGTAACGTGGTCTAATGAAGCAAAGGCTAGACAGTTACGCTATTTAATCGAAACTGAATATGTGCGCAATCCGCGCATTATCTGGAGGGCTAATCAATGACATCCTACTACGACGATAACTATGGATTCTACGAAATCGATGGGCCGGAGGATATCGAGTTCTATCATAAAGTTCAGAAAGAATCGGTCTATAAGAAATGCGAGGGATGCGGGCGTAGAGTGCGCATTCGACCGGACTACGCCTATTGCAATTCATGTGCGGATAAGCGGGAGCGAGGCTATGACATTTAATCCGCGTATTGGTTATATCGAGTTTCGTGTTTATTTGAAAGCTGATGCAAGTAAAATAGAGGTAGAACACGCAGCGGATAACTTACAGGACATGCTAGTAGATATCGTATCTTACGAGGATGCGCCTCCGGTATTCACGCAGGATGTGACATACGAAATAAAAGTAGAGCCGCTATCATTAGATGATGGAAGAACACTAGCATAAAATGGAAAATAAACTTTTAGGCAGTTGTCCGCATTGTGGTGGAAATATTTGGTCTGTTGACGAACAGCAGACCAATTTATTCTGGTGTATCCGATGCAAGATAGCGATTTACATTAAGGAGATTATTCCTTTCTAACTTCCGAAAACTGATATGAACATCGAACTACTGAAAAAACTAACTCGATTAGCTAATAACAATCCAAATGAGAACGAGGCTAATCTAGCAGCGCGCAAGGTGTGTAAGATGTTAGAGGATGGTAAGTTCGCATTAAATAGTTATTCTGTTCCTGAGACACCTAAATTCACTCAGCCTACATATACTAAAGATATGGCTGAGGAATTTATGAAGCAGTGGCATACTCAGAACAAACAGTATTATCGTTCGCATGATTACGACTCGCCATATGAACAAAAGCGAAAGCAGTATAATAAGTACGATATACCTAAACCTAAGCCGAAGTGGGATAAAGATAAAGCGCCCACTGTAAGATGTAAGAAATGTGGTAAGGATTTCAAAGCACCATACGCCACTACTGTATGTGCTAAATGTTCGTGGGAGGTATACTAAAATGGAACGAGTATCGTCCGGTATGGCCGAACTGATGAATATTTGTAACGCCGCTAAGTGGCATAGGGAACATTGCCATCCTAATAAGGATGAAGAAAACTGTAATGTTGCTCTATATCTATTAGGACTGACCGCAAAGCGATTAGTCGAATATTGCTGGCTATCCGAGCGTAATACCGCGCGTCGTATCATCAGTGAAACAAACTTTAGTTAGGAGAGATAATGCAGCTAAAGAAACTAAGTAAGAGACTTAACGACGCAGCGCGCATTCGTAGGATGAATAAAATTACTAGTCGTAAAATGGAAACTCAGGTCACTCAGGAGAAGGATAAGGGAGCTAAGTTAGAGATTTTTTCTAACTATGGTTTCTCATTCCCTATGTATTCACCTAGGAGAATCAACTATCCAATTAGGAACGCTAGTATACACAGGAGACAGAGATGATTAAGATTGCGAAGGATATTCTAGCTGATTCACCAGTTTTCGCTACGGCTGTACTCGTAATCACTAATTCAGACGGAAGTATATCATTTTCCGTTGAGGGTGGCGGGTATCTTTCGCAAGAGCCGAACCAGTATGGTGTATTTCATGTATCTCCAAATATTGGGCCGTATGAAAAGTACACTCCCAATGGAGCTATGGTATTCACCTCCTGGACTAGACCACAAGACGGACAATTTACTTACACTATGCTGAGCTATCACGTTTATGGCTACAACTAAATACTACTACAACGAGATAGTTTCAGGCTCTCTACCGAATCCGCCGACTAGAGATGAAATTCTAGCGGTCAAGATGCATTTCCAAGGACTGACAGTTAATACTACTCAGTTCGGTCAGCTACCGTGGTGGGAAACTATAGCATGGCTAGATAATCCCATTGATAGACAGTCGGTATACGGCGTGAAACGCGCGCTCGGTGATAAGCATATCATCTTCGACATTAGTGGATGGTATAACGAGCCAGGCCAGCCGTATCAAGATCCTGAATTCGCGCACGACTATACTCAGTCACTCAATATAATGCGCGCTCGCATCATTGAGTGTATTCAGGCGGGATTCTATGTTGACGTTCGACTAGCTGGTGATGGTCAGTCAGTTAATCCTGACCCACATTTCAAGGAATATAATGACTCTGTAGGATGGACATATGGGCATCAATGGCTAATGAATAATTTCGCGCGCATTCATCAAGCTATAGGAGATTTAGACCCATATATCATCTGGACACCGGGTTATGATGGAGTATTCTATGGATGGTCGCCAGAACAAGTTGTGGATTTTGGTAGACTTTTTCGTACTATATCCCCTCATGGATATCTGGCAATCGAATTTAATACAGGTCATATCCCTGTCGGAGAAGGGGGAAGTGACTACATACCCGGCGGCAGAATGCAAGATTATGATTTGCTATACGGTGAGTTCGATGGATGGATTGGACAATACAATTTATCCGACTTGGGTAGACCACCGTATGATAGTAGAGGTAGACCCAATTACAGGGGTAATCAGATATGGCAAATCGTAGGTCGGTTAGTTATGCCCTATAACTGGCCTATTAATGAACCGGCTGATGCCGATGTTAATCCTCCACCATTCTATCTAGCTATACCGAATATCAGAGGACCGTGGTATTTCAATGCGTTTGAATACGACGTGTATCGATGGGTGCGCGGTCGCGTGACTAGCGTGGAGATTCAATTAGAGCGTAACTACTTTCAATCACTAGGTTGTAAATACGTAGGATAATGATTGACAAGAATAAATGGAGACGCGAATATAGAGCACAAAAGAAAGCTAGAGGCGAATGCTACGATTGCCCTAGTCCTTCTTTTCAAAATAAAACTTACTGTAAAGATTGCTTATTAATAAGAGCATTCAGACGAATGAATGAAAGGATGCAGAAGAAGTGAGACGATTTCTACCGCGTCTACCCGGAACTAGTAGAGAAACAGCGTATATCGCCGTGGAGGGCGAACTAAAAGATGCTCTAGCTCACGAAGCGAAGATTAATAACTGTTCAATGTCGTTTGTCGGTAACACTATTCTAGCACACGCGCTAGATGTGAAGGTGAGAGTAAACTACTATGACTATCGAAAAGCTGCTCGAAGAACTAAAAAAACAGCATGAATCTCTCGGCATCTCAATTAATATGATTGAGCGTATTGTTGCTACTGACAGTCACTCCGATAGACAAGAGGCGATTGTTAAGAGCGTATTTGGTATTCGCAAGTATGAGAAGAAAGCATTAGACCCCGGTAAGCCTAAGCGCAAACCATATACGCGTAAGAAGCCATTCGTATTCACTAAGGCTCGCAGAGAGAATATCAAGAAGGCGGCTAAGGCTCTACACGAAAAGTATTATGCTAAGAAAGATAAGAAGGATAAGAAGGCTAAGAAGCGCGTATACAGATGGACTCCGGGTCGTTTGCAACACGTACAGAATATGAGAGAGAAGGCGCGCGCTCGAAAAGCTAACAAAGATATGGAAAAGGCTTTCGGTAACTACGAAGTGAACAACACGATATAAATAACGATTTGGGCAAATGCCCAAGGCGTGCTATTAGTAGGGAGGGTCGAGGCTCTCCCTACTATTTAATTGAAAGGAATAAATGGAAATATTAGTTGAAAAGAAGAACGTCGTATTAGATGCGACTATGCTCAGTACATTAATGAGCTGTCCACGATTAGCCGATTTCCGCTTCAATCTAAATCTAATCGGTATACGTGGAAAATCTCCATCATTGGAAATGGGGAGTATATGCCATACTATCATTGAACATTATTACAAGTCTATCATCGCTGGAAAGGGTCGAGGTGATAGTATTGCTATTGGATTCGCTAAGGGTAAAGAGCTAGCGAATGATCCAGAAGAAACTAGGAATGCGAGTTCAGAAGATATAGAGTTAGCCTTTACCACGATGGAAGAATACTTCGATTTCTATCGGAATGATTTTTGGGTGCCATTAGAGGCTGAAGTAGTTAAGGGTGAAATACTTTACGAGGATGACGAAATTAGTCTACTTTGGAAAGCAAAGTTAGACGCAGCAGTAGATACCAATCAAGGAATATTTCCAGTAGACCATAAGACGATGAAACAGCGTAGAGATAGCTTGACGCTGAACAATCAGTTTATAGGTCAATGTATCCTAATGAAAACCCGTCAGATAATTATCAATAAGATAGGTTTTCAAAAGACTCTCAAACCGCACGAAAAGTTTACCCGCCCGGTCCTCTCATATACGGCAGATCATTTAATGGAGTGGCAAACGGAGATTCTTCCGTATTATGCGAAGCTCATGCTACTCTATGCCGATAGTGGATACTGGCCTCCCAACTATACACACTGCGAGAACAAATACGGCTTCTGCCCGTTCGTAGATGTATGTAAGGCTAATCCGAACATGCGCGAAGATGAGTTGAAAAACAACTTTAAAGTAGGAACTCCTTGGGACCCGACTAATGAATAAATGTGATAAATGTGAACATATTAAACAGGGATGCGATGAAACTTGTCATTGCTGTCCACAATGTTATTCAAAAGGTAAAGACAACGAATGTAGTAGAATATGTGAACATGCTCAGCATGAAGATGACGGTGGCTTTCTAATTGATGGCAATCATCCTGATGATATGTTCTCAGTAGGTAAAGCTAATGAGTAATGCTTGTGGAAGGTATGGTGTGTACTTAGATGAGTTTGACAATATTCGATATGGATGGATAGAACCATTTCAATTATGGTTGCCATTTGAACATCTCGATTTCCTATGGGGAAATTTAACTAGGAGTACCGAAGTTTGGTTTAAATCAAACATATGAGTAACTTCATTAAAATCTATATCGTTATAGATACTCGCTGGAACGTAGTCGAGACAGTATGGGATAGTAGAGAGAAAGCTGAAGGCGCGCGAGGTGCCCTAGCACGTGATAAGAATATGCCAAGACAATACATCGAAATAATCGAGCGGAAAATAAATGATCCGCGTACACCGAAAGGTGATGATGAATAGACTAGTTAATTCAATCACTAATACAGCTAGAGGATGGTCACACGACAATCTAAAGGAGTATATCAAACAACTAGAGGGTGAGGTAGCAGACTTGAAGATGCTACTATCCGAACTAAAGCAAGTCGAGCGTATTCGGCAGAAGGAAATTAATAAGAAGTTAGAAAGTGGTCCCCGAAGTGGTTAATCTATTCAAGTATTGGTGGTTACTCTATCGGCACATGCGAGCCGCAGTATACGTGAAAATACGGAAGGAATGGTACAATGACTAACGAAGAAAAAGTTATTGATGTAATCAAGAATAAGAATCCTGAAATTGAGACACTGAAAGGTGCTCTCAATGATTTAAACGTATTACGTGAATCGGTGAATACTGGCGCGGAAGTATTAGTTCCACTACTCAGAGGATATCTCGAAGCAGTTCGTAGTATCCGAATGGCATTCGACACAGAAGTTAAACATATCCTATTAACATCACAGCAAATTAGTGACGTTTCAAAGAATGTCAAACAGTTCCACGAATATGCTGTCGCAATTGAGATGATTTCTCACGCGCTGAAGAATCCAGCGTTACTACACCTAATCGTAGCATTAGAACATATTCACCACGCTGAAAAAGGTAAAGAAAATGCCGACACTAAATGATGAATTAGCATTAGGTACTTCATTCTCACTATTTAAAGGTGAGCCGGGCACGCGTAAATCAACGTGCGCGCTATCCTATCCTACGCCTCACTTTTGGTTTTCGTGGGATAAGAAAATGAATAGCCTATTACTACCGATGAAGAATTTCGGTGTAAGTCCGGCTGATGTAAACTATGAGGACTATAACGATTGGAGTAAGGCAGAAGCTAAGCTGAAACAATTACAGGTAACTTGTCCCTATAAGACTGTCATAGTCGATTCCATTACATCATTAGGCGACAGTATAATGGGACAGACTAAACGTATGAAACAAGGTAAGACTCGTTCATCAGGTGTTAAGGCAGGTAGATTAGTTGGTGGTATAGAAGTGAATGAACTAGAGGATTACAATGCGGAATCCTCAGCCATCCTAGACCTGATTAGCATACTGAAGGACGTGCATCAGTATCATAAGGTCAATGTAATTCTAATCGCTCACGTCATTCAAGTTGAGTATAAATCTCCAGATGGAGAAACTCATTTTAGTCGATCTATCGTAACTGCTGCGAAAAAGACCGCAGCTAAAATCCCTGCATACTGTGAGGAGGTATATCACTTCAACATAGATAAGGGATTTGTAGAAGGACAAGGAGGCAGTTATGCATTATTGACAGAGCATACCGGAGATGACTTCGCTCGTACCGGCCTACCACTCGATAAAAAAATCGTGTTTGGTAACGATCCACTGTATAGCAAGTTTATTCTACCTGCTATAAACAAACTAAAAACACAACCAGACAAAAAACCATTAACTACGTTTTAGGAGACGAGTATGCCAACAATAGAGTACGGTTCACGCGATATTCTTCGTGGAAAAGTCGTGGAACCGGCATGGTACCGTATGAGAATCGAGAGTGTAGGTGAAGCACTCTCGAAGGACGGTAACTCTACGAATTATCCCGTCGAAGGGACAATTCTTTTCAATGGAGATACAGGCTCTACCACATATCAGGGCGTTCCTATCGACTGGAATTTCAACTCTAAGGCTATCGGCTTTAGTGTAGGATTTCTCGGTGCATTTGGTATCACAGCCGAATCAGGAAAACGCTACGACCTAGGTAATTCGGCAGGTAAAGAGCTTGACGTATACGTCGAGAATGATACGTGGCAGGGACGCGTGGTAAATCGCGTCAACCACAAGTATCGTACGCCTAAGTCAGAAGTAGTCGCGGTTCAGCAGTAAGGGTTTGTGGGATGGCTACGAATAAGATTAACTTTGCGGTCAGTCAAATAAGTAGCGACGACACTCCCTGTGCGTCTCATTGACATCCCACAATTTTTACAGAGGAAAGAATGATAACACAAGAGGATATCGCCAATCGCGCGAAATATCATCAGCCTAGCGTAGAGGCGGTGAAACTACATACGCAAGTGCGCGTTATCTACGAAGCTAGTGCAAACTTCGTAAATGAATCCTTGCCAGAAGGTAGAGAGGCAAGCCTAGCTCAGACTAAGTTAGAAGAATTCATGTTCTGGGCAAATGCAGCTATCGCACGTAACCACGATAAGCTATAGGAGCTTCTAATGAATCTATGGACTGGCTCTGTCGATGAACTGTATAACTATCTTGCCGAAAAGATAGAGAAAGAAGATGACGACAAAGTGGAGAAAGTTCTCGATGAATTCATGGATCGTGCAATTAAAGCGGAAACAGAAGAAGATGACGACGAAGTAGATACAGACGACGAGGAAGATGAAAACGAAGATGTAGATGTTACTGAAGATGACGAAGAAGATGACGAGACTTCATCTGAAGAACCTTAGTTCCTATAAGATGATGCAACTAAAGTTCTAAAGATGAATAGGGGACTCTCACGACGTAGCACTCTAGGTGCCGTAGAATGTGGGAGTTCCCGCTTTATAAAGGAACTAAAATGAATGATACGGAGAAACTAACAGGTAGAATTTTCAAACTGAATACTAATGGATGGGGATTCATTTCATCTCAAGAAATGAAATTTACCCGGATATTCTTCCATTGGTCAGCACTGGAGCCTAAAACTTTAAAGTTCCCTGAACTAAAAGTAGGAATGTTCGTTAAGTTCATTCCAGTAGAGTATAAAAAGAACGGATGGCGCGCGCTCAAGATAGAGGTGCTAGATACATCATCTGAAGTAGCGGCGGTGAATGAATGATATTCACAATCGTAGGATACCTAATCATAGCCTTGTTCGTATACATCTTGATTGATGCTAATATCAGCGTGAGAAAATGAGTGACAAATAAATACATACGAGCAGAAGGTGCAATAAACGCGAAACTGATGATATTAGGCGATTGTCCCTCTATTAGAGACACCGAAGCAGGTAAAATATTTTCATCATCCTACGACTTAGACCGACTACTCAAAGATTGTAAAATCAATAAAAATAGTTGCTGGTTATCTACCGTATCCAAATTCCACGTACCCGACTCACCTAAAGGCGGTAAAAAAATTCCTTTCAGCGTACGAGCTAGAAATGCAGGAGTTGATATAGATGCACAATTAGCCGAATTGCAATACGAAGTTAATCAAGTTAAACCAAACTGTATACTTGCGTTAGGTTCAGCAGCATTATGGGCATTGTATGGCAAATCTAGTATTGAAGATTACCGGGGATCTATTCTCCTTGGGATGGGACGCAAATTTGTGCCCACATATAACCCTAGGGGTCTCTCAAGTTACTCTGGAATCGAATTCAAAGGATACTGGAATAGACAAATTATTTCCTTCGACTTTAAAAGGGCAGCACTACAAAGTAATTCACCTGATATTAATCGACCCTCACGAACCTTACGCGTCTGTCGTAGCTCAGCGGAACTTGCCGAATTCATTGCCAGGAAGGGGAATTCAACTAGACTTGCCATTGATATAGAAGCTCTCCATTGTATACCGACTTGTATCGGTATAGCATTCGACCGATGGGAAGGTATGTCATGTCCACTATGGAATGGTAATGGAATTAGTAAGATTCCAGATTCGGATTTAGCTCAGATATGGCTAATCCTAGCCGAATTACTAATGAATCCGAAATTTAAGAAGATAGGACAAAATTTCAAGTATGACGAGGACAAAATATCTCGACTCGGATTACCTATTAATTCTCTCAGCTCTGACACGATGCTTAAATCTTTTGCTATCAATCCAGAGCTACCAAAAGGACTCGCTTTTAATACTTCAATCTATACAGAAGAACCATACTACAAACACGAAGGAAAAGAGTTCGACCCGAAGAAACAAAGTATAGATGACCTATTCATCTATAATGCGCGCGATGCGTGTGTAACTGTTGAAATAGATGAGGAGATGGATAAGGATCTAGATGATCTAAACATGAGAGATTATTATGATAATTTCATCATGCAGTTACATTCTCTTTATCTCCATATTGAATCAGTCGGATTTAGAGTAGATGAGGCTAGGAGAAAGGAACTACTCGAAAAATACGTCATATGGAATGAAAAATTAAAATATGAATTGTTTAAACTAACCGATACATATACGAATGCGCATTCTCCGAAACAGGTTCATATACTCTTATTTGAATCACTAAAATTGCCGTTCCGCACCGGAACAGGTGAGGAAGAATTAACCGAACTATTAAAGTCACCTAAACTGACGGAGATACACCGTGAAATTATCGATAACATTCTTTTGCAGCGTAGAGTCAGAAAAACCATCGGCTCTTATATCCTTGCAATACCCGACTACGACGGAAGAATGCGAACAACTTATTTCCTTTGTACTGACACTGGGAGAACTAGTACAGGCCAGCAAGATCCCCCAATTAGACCACAAATGGAATATAGAGATGAACGTAATAAACTCAGACACAGTTCACTAGGCGCGGCATTTCAGACTATGACGAAACACGGCGATGTAGGGGCTGATGTTCGCTCCGCATACATAGCCGATGATGGAGAGGTATTCATACAACTCGATAGTAGTCAGGCAGAAGCGCGCGCTGTATTTCTTTATGCTGAGGATGAGCAGGCGTTAATAGATATCGATATACATGACTATCATGCATTAACTGCATCATGGTTCTTTGGAGGGGCTGAGGATGACTATTCCAAAAAAGTCCTGGGATTTGAATCTCCTATACGATTTGCAGGCAAGACTTTACGACATGCTGGTCACCTTGGAGCAGGTAAAGCTAGAGCCGCCTCCGAAATCAATACACAAGCTAGAAAATTCAAAATTGACTATACTATCACTGAGGGAGAAGCCGGGCGCGCTCTGGATATCTTTCACAAAAGACAACCAAAAATTAGAAATAACTTTCACCAGGGTGTTGTTAAATCTCTAGAGAAATCGCGAATTCTAACCGCGCCTAAGCCTTATGGAGTACGAAGTGATACAGGTGGAAAACGTATATTCTACGAGCGTTGGGGCGATGAATTATTTAGAATGGCATTTTCGTATATGGCTCAACGTAGTATTACTGATAACACTAAAGCGGCTGCACTACGCATTAAACGAAGATTACCAAAAGTTAGAATAGTCCTAGAGGCTCACGATGCACTATTATTGTCGGTTCCAGAGGATAAAGCTGAGTTGTGGGGTGCTATTGCTAAAGACGAAATGGAACGACCTATCGATTTTTCTCGCTGTAGCTTACCGAGACGAGAACTTATCGTTCCTTGTGAACTCGAAATCGGTAAAGACTATCAGAATCTCTCGAAATTCAAGTCGCCTATGTTCGCGCCTGTAGTAATACCTACTCCTGCGCGCTCTGAGGATGGGTGGATAGCACTATGATGAATCGCCGTGACCTATTGAAATATCTTATGGCAACTCCACTAGCCGCGACGATGGATTATGAGAAGCTATTATGGATACCCGGTGAAAAGAAGATATTCCTTCCGAAAAAAGGGTTTACTATTCAAGATATTGTTGATATAGAATTGAGGCGAATAGCCCCATTTATTAACTCTTTATTTGAAAGAGACAATACATTTTATGTTAAACTATTTGAAGGCGATAGGACTGAACTAGCCCGACATGAGCAGAAACTAATTAACGATATTCTGGAAGTAGAATATAAGCCGGATATAGAGGGGACGAAATGACATGGCTAAACAAACTGATAGAGCAACACAAGGAATTAGAATCTCCGAGATCATTTTGGTACTGGAGCGGTTTAGCCATATTATCAGCTGTAGTAAAAGACCAAGTATACCTAGATAGAGCAGGCGCGTACAAACTCTACCCAAATATATACGTAATGTTACATGCCGATAGTGGCCTAAAGAAAGGACCACCCGTTGCACTGGCTAAGGATCTCGTTGCTCGCGTTAACAATACTAGAATTATCAGCGGTCGTTCTAGTATACAGGGTATTCTCAAAGAACTTGGTACGGCATATACTCTCCCCGGAGGAAAGGTCGTTAATAAATCTGTGGGGTTTATTGCTGCTAGTGAATTCAGTTCTAGCCTTGTTAGCGACCCGGCTGCTATGACCATATTGACGGATCTATATGACCGTCAGTATAACGAAGGCGAGTACCGTAGTCTCCTAAAGATGGAGACATTCCAATTAAAAGACCCTACTCTAACTATGCTAGTTGCTACGAATGATGCACACTTCGAGGATTTCGTACAAGGTAAGGATATCAAGGGAGGATTCATAGGACGAATGTTCGTTATAGCCGAAACTGAAGTACAGGTATTAAATTCACTAATGGTGCCTCTCCGTAATCCTCCTGACCGTTTAAAATTAGTCGAACATTTGAAAGAACTAGCAAAGCTAACTGGACCATTCAGACCGCTAGGAAGTAGAGAAGAATCAGAAGAATACAATATCAAAAAGAAAACTAAATTCGGGGACGTATATCTAACCGAGGCAGGAAAGATATATGATGATTGGTATGAGGACTTTTACCTATCGATTAGAGAGTTACCTGATAAAGATACAACGGGCACGGTTCAGCGATTCGGAGATAGTGTATTAAAGGTAGCGATGTTACTCTCATTAAGTGAGTCTAATAGCTTATTCATATCTCCGGGCAATATGAACGAGTCACTAAAGGTGACTGAGGCTATTATAGGTAATGTTAGGAGAACTACACTAGGCAAGAGAGGAAAGAGTGATTTCGCAGATAAGAAGGGAATTATTATAAAGGAGATTATAAACAGGCCGAACTATCAGGTATCAAGAACATTCATGCTAAAAAGATACATGATGGATATCAAGGCAGCAGAACTAGATGAGATTATGCAGGAGTTCGACCAGGGAAATGTCATTAATATTCAGACCATAGGTAATCAAATCATTTATAAGATGCCTGATACTATAGCTGAAAAGTTTAAGTTACACTTCAAGGGAAGGTCAAAATGAAACACTTCTACCATCATATGTGGTGCGGTATCTGTGGTAAGTACACAGTACATGATCATGGCATATGCATCCACTGTAAGAATATGCCTATTTATACGTCTGAGCCGACATCCCCAGAGCAGTCAGAAAAACCACCGGAAGATTCTCAGGATGATCCCGAGTAATTTCTACAGCATCGCTCCATAGCATTGGAATGAATGTATCCGCTGTCTCTTTATCCCAATAGAATGGACGTTGCTTACTCTGATTAGCATAGTCATATAGGAATCGTACCTGCGGACTAAGTTTATTAGCCCCGAAATCCTCCAGAACATCCTTCATCGTACGACCACCGAATTTAGTTCCCAAATCATATACCTGACCTGTGCGCGAACTGGCGGTTTGAGCAGATGCAATTCGCGCGCCTAGAACTATGTACTGTTGGAAACCGCCCCACGGATCTAGACGTGTATTACTACCGGGTAGTTTAGCCTTCATAAAATCGCTATTACGTGGGTCGAAACTAACATCGGCACCCATCATAGAAGCACCACTTAGCATAGTTGTACCAAATCCTAGCATGGCACCTAGCGATTTAAGAGCTTCCTTTCGTACAACCGGATTCACTGAAGTGTAGTTAAACGGATTGAATGTTCCGATACGTGATGCGGCTAGTCTAGGTGAAAAGAATGTAGCATTCAGAAACTTATTAGCATTCTCGAATGATTGTACCTCTCTCCAATGTAGCCCTTCCTTTTCTCCACCGAACGCCGGTACGTTAAATTTCAACGAGCCACGACCTGTAGCACGATTAATGAAGTCCGATACTTCTTTCACAGCTTGCGGATTTCTAAGTGGATCTACACCTGTCGTACGTAAATCTCGAATCATCGAATCGAATACGTCAGCACGTAGTTTATTGAGGAATACCGTATAACCACGGTTAGAAGCGCGCACTCCGGGGAATTTCTCTGCTAGGTCAGAAATAATAGCTTCCTCTCTACGATTCATTACACCACTTAAATCGGAGATAAATAGGCCAGAATCATTCATTAGTTTGAAATTAGGTCGTAAGATAATTTCATCCTGTAATGCGCGGAATGCCGCTTCACTCTTAACAGCCTGAAACATCGGACCTAGATTCTTCCAGAACTCTTTCTTATGCACCATTCCTAGACCTTGCCTAAATGGTGCCGATACGTCCCATGAAGCGCGCAACGATCTGGGAGCCGTTAATATCTTAGCTAGCATATCCCGTTCTTCATCATTGGGATTTGCCTTTAATAGACGTAGCTTTTCGCCTGCTGTAGTCAGTGCTGCGGCACTAGGAGGAGTATTAAGATATTCGTTACTAAGTTGTGCCATCGCCTGTTCCTGTGTAGTACCTACAACAGTCGATGCGGGTCTAATCATTTCTACCTTTTTAATATTTTTAACTCCCTGAGCCGTAGCTATTTCTCTAGCCTCTGCGTCAGTAGCGGCACTAACAGTCATAACCCTATCAGTTCGCGCACCCTTCGGTCTATGTGAAATGTTCCAATCTACAGGATCTAAGGTAGATGGAGTCGTAGCACTCTCAGGTATAGTTGCTGTTACAGCAGTTTGAGTCGCGCGTGGCCGAACGGAGTTAGGAACAATATTTAATGGATACTCCAAATCAGCCTGTGTTTGTGGTTGGAATCCTCCAGTAGTTTCACCTGATACTGGTGGCAACTTAGATTCGGCAGTTTTAGCAGGTAAAGGTGTAAATCCTTCTGATACCTTTTTTGCGCCTTCTTGCGCTCGTAATGCCCTAATAGCTTCAGTATCTAATACCGTTCCTCCCAATGGAGGTTTAACAAACTTATTAGCTACTCCTGCTAATCCTGTTCCTACAGCGAGAGAATCATTTGCCATCCTAGCAACATCCTCTGCTATACTAACAGGATATGATGCTAAAGTAGCTAGATTACCTTTAAGCCAATCAGTATCGCCAGGTAATACAGATTTCACCCATTTTCTATTACCTTGCGCGTCTGTCTCCCATCGACCAGTTCCACCACCTAACATGCCATATATCTTATCTAGCATAGGTGACGGTTGAGAGGCTTGATTAGCTATCCTATCTCGCGCCATCTGAAATGGATTATAAGGACCGCTTACTAATGGTGCAGAAATATGCGATAATCCTTCAGGTCTAGGAGTATCGGGAATCCAGCTTTGATGCCAGTGTTTAGTTTCCCAATGTCCACCTTGCGGACTAGTTTTAGGAGCATTAGGAATAGCTGATAAATCTAGATCAGGAATACCTGATAAATCCACTCCTGATGTATCACCTGCATCAGGTATATCAGATAAATCTACACCCTCTGGAGTGACAGTTTTTTTAGGCGCAGCAGGTAGATGAATATCTTGTTGTTCAGCCATTATTTTTTAGCTCTTTTAGCTTTCAATTGCGCCACAACAGCTAAAATGGTCGCGTCTGTCACTTGCTTATTATTATCTTCTAGTATTTTTCTAGCTTGAGCTTTATAATCTTCTAAACTAGGTTCTCCTTTAGATGGAGTTTCGCCGGGTGTAGGTTTAGCAGGTCTAGCAATAGGTTTAGGCGCAGCCCCGCTGCTCTCGCTACCACCAGCACTTTTTAGCATCATTCCGATTCTACGATATTGCTCCTCTGTAGGACCGCTAATCCAACCGGGCCTATCCACTTGTACGTCATTACCTTGAACATGCACATATTTGCCTAATTCCTCGTCAAGTGCTAGTTTCTTTGCAGTTAATACGAACGCGCGTCCTTCCTCTAGACTAGTCGGTCGCCACGTATTAGATTGATTTCCACTCGGAACATTCGTAACTGTAGCACCTTCGGGAACACCGGCTACTGGCTTTGCGGTAGGTTCTTTTTCTCTAGGATTGGCAGTATAAAGTTCACCATCAATCATAACAGTCTTAGCACCTGCCTGTGTTGCTCTGGCATTTGCAGCAGAGATATTAGCCTGAGTACGTGCCATTGCACCTTTTATACCCATCTCTACTTTAAGTTCTTCGGGTAGCTGTGTTAGATTCTTACCCGGATGTAAAGGATCTGGAACTGGATACGCTTTGTCATCTGATGGATCGATTCCTATCACATTTCCTTGACGATCTTCTTTATAAATGTGATTAGGATGTCTAGTCTTATAATCTTGGATATATGCCTTGTACCATTGAATATCTTGCTGACTCCACTTTCGTTCGGTTTCACTAGTTCGATATTTATCTAAACTCTGTGCTCCGAATCGCATAATATCGTTACGTTCACCAGTTAGCATTCGACTGGCAACATTATTGATATTCATTCGCTCATTCTGATTAGCTAATCGCTCATTTTGTGCAGCAACTTCTAGTGGCTTGATTTTCATCTGCCAATCAGATATCTTACGACCATAATCGGGATACATTACCTGTTCACTAGCTTGGTATTTCTCAGCAGGCGTAGCACCGCCTCTAAACCCTAAACGCGCGCCATCTGCTGTAGCTCCCGCTGATACACCGTATCCGGCACCGGCAATAGCTGCCATAATTCTACGTGCTTTGCCCGGTTCTTCTCTTTGTGGAAAATTTTCTAGTCCTGCCTGTAATGCATCGCTAGCCCGTGTTTCTGGTGTATATTGCCCCATTAGAGCCTTGATAATTTCAGGCGATATTTGGTCAGGAGGCTCATCATCCTGTATATCAGGTTCCGGCGTAGGATCTTCGTATGGATTCTGTTCTACAGGTGGTTGATTATATGGATCTTGTTGTTGAACAGGCTCCTGTGGTCCTTGATATGGATTTACAGGTGCAGATGGTTGATCGAATACATTTCCTAACAAATTAGGAGATGCCTGTTGAGAACCAATAGATTGCAGAGGAGAATTCTGCATTCTCAGGCGAAGTAGGTCAGCAGGTGTAAGCATAACTTTATCCTAATACATGGATGAATCTGTAGCTACTGGTAGCTTTTTCTTAGGCAACACATTCTTCAAAAGGCTAGAACTGCCGCCGGTCATAATATCACCAATCAGACCAACAGTATCGGAAGCGTTACCGATATATTGTGAGAAATCACCCGGCACCTTAGCTTCACCTAATCTGCCTTCTTGCATTGTCTTACCAATATCTTGCTGTAATTTCTGACCTTCTAAATCCTGATTTCTATTCTGTCCCACTAAACTACCGAATACTTGAGCCTGACCTGGCGTAGCACTATAAAGGCTAGTTTGTCCCTGTAATGCTCCTAGATTCTGATTACGACCTGCCGTACCAACTTGTGCTTCACCGCCTAAACCAGCTAGTTTACCCTGTTGTAGCATTTGAGCTATAGCCGCTTCAGTATTCGTAGAAGCATCAGCACTAGCGTATGCTTGCTCACGCGCCATCTTAGCTTTAGCCGCAGTATAATTCGGCGAATATCCACCCTGTAACCTACGCTGTTTATCTACTGCCGCGTTAGCCTGAGAATAGACGCCGCGAATAGGTGCATTAGAACGTGCTCGAATATTCTCTAAATCCTGTGGCGAGAATCCACCTGTTTCAGCGAAATTTTGATATCCTGACATCGCATTCGTCATTCCTGTACGGAATGGATCGGCACCAGGGATATTTGGATCTTTTAGAGCTTTATCTACCCAGTATTGCGCGCTTCCTGCTTGTTCAGTAGGATTCGCTCCGGGACTTCCTTGTATCTGTTTTACATAGTAATCAGCTAATTGAGGATTATTCTGAAATAACTGTGCTAATGCCGGATTAGAACCTGCTAACCACGCTTTTAATTGGTCAGGCTGACTTACCAGATTCATCCATGTAGCAGGATCTTGTAGATTACCATACCCTTGATTAATATTTGACGGACCTATCTGAGTAGGATTGAGAAATTGCTGATATTGGTTATTTATGCCTTTATAGTCCGTTAGTGCATTATTCGCACCCTGAGATAGCCAGTTCCACATATCACCGCCTTGCTCAGTGATACGTTTCCTAGTTTCATTTAACGGACCCTGCGATTGTGCGGCTACGTAATCGACTGTATTCTGAACTCTTTTATGGTCGCCAATAGCCATATATCACCTAAAGATTAAAGTAAATTGCGCGGCCTGTACAGGGTTTAAATCCCGCTTTAATGAGTTGGGATTCCCACTTCTTATCTTGAATGAACGCGTGAATCTGACGCATACTAGAGCCTTGTAACGTGTATTTAGCGATTTCCAGCGATTCGTAGAGCGCGCGTCTTCGTAGTCTAGGTGATTTATTCAAGTTAGTTAGTGCTACCATTTCAGCTATGGGCCGGATGCAGCACGCAGTAATGATGTTATTATCAACATCATCAGTAATAAGGAAAGAATAAATAGCACCAGAAAGGAAATCATGAAAAGTAAATTCTTTTTGAAAAAACTGTTCATGTATTTCTTTTAATTGTTCTAAATCCTTATCCTCTATATTCCGAATCACGCAAGTACTTCCTCATCACCGTCAATAGTGAGAGTCATTACGTTAGTCGTGCCTGCGAGTGCTTGAATGATTTCTGCTGCTTCTAATACGTAGTAACAGTAGTGGTCGAGAACAGAACCACCTGCAATAGAGTAAGCATCAAATAGCCTAGTACCAGCAGCATCAGCACCAATCGACATAGTGAATGTAACTGATGAACCCGACGGATTTTCAACATGCACATGCCGAACAATACCACGACGATTACTACCTACTGTATACTTGGTTGCAGCAGCATTAGTAATTAGTGCAGGACCGGCCATCCTCTTTGCAATTCGCATAATGTCCTTAAGTTACCGGAATACCTTGAATTGAAAAACGTAAAATATCACCAGTTGTCATACCTACCGGCTGATTATGTGCTATATTTACACCAGTGGCAGCTAATGTTCCGAACGCTTGCCCAGATGCATCAAATGCTGTAGTAATACTACATACAGCTGCAAAATTTGTAGCACCACCTCCACTGGTAACAAACCCGGACCCCACTGAAGCATAACCACCAGCAAAAGAACCAGGTAACGAAAATAGCCATAATCCGCTTCCTAAAGTAGTTGTGCTACCAATTACTAAATTAATATGATAATCAATGAATTTCCCCTGTCCATAATAATATCCTACTAAAGTACCATTATTAAGGACTGGATTAGTGGTAGTAGCAGTCCAAGTTACACTTCCCGGAAGAAATGCACCTTGCTCATGGTTAATTAGTCGCCATCGTTGCGTAACTGCGTCATATTGATATATAACAATTCCACCAATTGCTAAAGCAGTACGATTATGACAAAAATTAATTAATCTATTAGCAGCTACACTATTGGTATCTTGATCTGCAAATGCAGTAGGAGAATTAGTAGCAATAACAGCTAGTATTTGGCCGGGAAATCCAGCTTTAAATCCACTTACTGCCCCAAGACTACCATTAGTTAATTTTAGAATATCAGCGCCATTAAAATCTAAATCGTTGATAGCTCCACTTCCGGTATACTCAAATACAGACGGAATTAATACGCCTGAATGAGCGCCTTTAATCATGATATAATATTCCCTACAAATGGCATACAGGAACATTCATCACCACAGGATACACCGTCCATGCCCGGTATACCCGGTATTCCTTGCGCGCCCCTAATTCCAGAGGGACCGGGGAAGAAACTAATCTGACCATCCTCACCATCTAGGCCCATCATACCCATAGGACCAGTAATCGTAGTTAGAGTAGTCGTACCAGTCGTAGCCGCGGCAATCTCATTTAATACAACTGCTAATCTATCCTGTAACTGGATAGTGTCATCCATTAGATGTAGAATAACCTGATACAGAGCAGGATTAGTACTCTGTATTTTCGACTGAACTAGAGTCGATTTGAGACGCGCGATATCTACTTTATCGAGTGCCACTTTCCCTATCCCGGATACTCAGACCAAATCGGTTTGACGAATAGAATAATACGATTGATACGAAATGATTCACTAATTGCATTAGTACTAAGTTTTAGCATTCCACGCTGTGAGATGAAATTTGCTAATCTAACTGGTTCGCGTCCAGTCGTAGTTTGCATCGCTAAAGGCGCTAATGTTTGAGTGTCAACACTATCTAGTGAAAGAAACTCCATATCCAGATTACCTACCCCAGTTACACGTAATCGTACCGCACCAAAATGTACGATTTCCTCTGCGTGAGAGCCTACTTGAGCATTTACTGGCATTAGTCACCTGCGGGGTAAATAATAACCGTTGGGTCTGGAATTGCTGTATCTATCGTAGCTGTTAATGAAGAACCCGTAAAATACCTATCAAGGTCTATAGGTGAGAAACTTGGATTATCGTCTAAATTTATAGGATCACCCATCTTCTGAATATATAATCCACCTTCAATTGGAACCTCGGCTGAATTCAATAGCATTATCGGACATGATGGAGATGGTCCCGATCTAGGCGTACTAGCTGGAACTGCTATTGAATAAACACTTGATTTTCCATCACTGAATGTATTAATACTAGTATAATCAGCTAAGGTTGAACCATCAGATATTTTAATATTGAGAAATTCTACGAAGGCATCATGTTCACTTTTAAGATATAGCCAAAATGACGTTTGATTATCTATACTAGTACACATTCTAGGAACAGAATCAGCATTATGTTGAATATCACCAAAATTATATGTATTTAAGATTGCTCCGGCAATAGAATACTGTTTGACAATAGTATCTGTTGCAATTCCATCATAAAAAAGAACTAAAATAGTGTCATCAGCTAGTACATTAATATCTAAATTTCGATAACCAGCAATTCCGACAGCTAAATTACTTAAACCAACATTATTAACTAAATCCCATCGTTTAATAGGTTTATTACCCGCTACGTCTGCATCTGAATAATAAAGAATTGTATCATCACTATTAGCAGCCGCTGCCATTGCCGCATTAATAACTGACGGATATAATGGACTATATGTATCCAATACAGCACCATCAGGTATGCTAATTTTCTTTACAGAAGCTACTCCAAGACCATTATCTATTACACCCCAATAAGCATGAGTATCGTGATTACTACCAAGAAATGCAACAGTATCTTGACCAGCATTTAATCCAGGCCAAGCATCTACCTCAGTTAATAGATTAAAGGCTGTACTATAAATTTTCATAGTATCAGTCCAACTATCAAGGGTAATAAGATAATTAGGAACTGTTACACCGTATTCACCTGCTGAAAAGCTATAAATATATTTACTTACAGTACCATCATCTTGACTATTTATGGATAAAGAAGTTTCATGACTATCATCCATAATTAGTATATCACCAGACGCATAACTATTATCTGGAGTTTCAACAACACTAATAGTAAGGGTCGCGGGACTAAGTAATTTTGTGCCTACGGCTTCGATTTTAAAATAATATGTTCCAATAGCAAGTGGTATTACACATACCATATCATCCATTGAACCAAAATTTTGTAGTTGAGTAATTTGATTACTTAAATAAATTGTAACTCTTGGAATATAATCAAAAGCAGCATCACCATATGCCCACCACCCTAATACAACATTTGCAGCTACGGTAATCTTATAGTAAACAGTATAATATATACCAGCATTGTCTATCTGTTGAGTGACATTTATAGGAAATGTCGAACCTAGGTCTGTAGCTGTTGCGAACGAAATATTAGTAGGAGCAGGCATTAGATGTTATCCGTAGTACCAATCAGAAGTTGTTCATCTTTATCAAACAATGTGATAGTATTTGGTTCAACTTCGTAAGTCCATTTAGCCCATCGGATAGTCTCAGGTGTCATACCGTTAGCGTAATCTCCCATCAAAATCATCATATCATCAGGAATATTGAGGAATATCATCTGACGTAGCACGTCATTGTAAAATTCGATTTTGCGCGCTACCGTGTTTTGAGTAAATGAGAGCCATAAATCCTTAATTTTGAAACTCAATTCAGGTCGCTTAAAAGTGCCATCGAATTGAAAGATACCGGAGTAATTTTCGAGTAATAAAAATTCGGAACTCATTCCCTGACGAGTATCGATGTAGCAAACTCCATGAATACCAGCGCCTAGACCCTCATCAATGATAACGAGCGGCCATGAAGAAGGAACATCACCATTATCTGTAGCTGCTAAAGTTTCATTAATTTTAAACAGATAGAGAATATCACGATATTCCTGTCCAGTCGTAATTCCTAGTCCATCAAATTGTGCTAATATAATTCCATCTACTTCGTTGAACGCTTCATATTCACCGGGTAGTGAGACGCGCACTAATCCCGGCTCACCATACGGATTCATTAGAACTAATCGATTATGATAAAAAGTTAGTGCTGAACCACTGATTACTTCTGACATTAGTTCGAGTAGCGGTGTGGCAGCTTCAAGTAATTCAATATCGTAGAAATTAACAGCAAGTGTAGTAGTCACATTGTCATTAATTTCACCATCTGGAACGAAAAAGAACTCGTAACCGCGCGTATTGCCGGTATAGAAAGCAGGGTCAATAGCTTTAGTCGCTACAATCCGCCTCGCTACAACTGCTGAAGAAGGACTAACAGGAATAGCAGATAAATCAACCTTTTTAGTGCCTGTTGCTGTAACCGTTGGTAGCGTATCAGGTCCGATTTGCGTATCGAATCCTGAATCTGTCTCATAGACAACTCCGAATATATGTATACCTGCCTCAACATTGCCAGTAGTACCACTATTTGCAGCAGCCATCGCACCATCGGCGTCAACAGGTGGATCTCCCGCAATTTTTCTAGCTGGAGTACCATCGCCGTTATATACATAGACGAAATCGTTTAATCCGGTATCGTTGAATGGCGTAATATAAGCTCTATCATTCATAATAGCCATTGCGAAATCTTCAGCATTAGCTACGGATAGAATTAGAGTAGATGATGGGTCAGCAGGAATGACGTGATAGAAGTTACCACTTGAATCTAATGTAATTAATCCATCATCAGTGGTAGTATTGAATGTATACATTCGAGCGATATCGCGCGTTCCCGTGGGTCTAGGATTCATGAATGGCTGTATGCCATCACGAGTCTCAAAACCCGATTCGATATATTGAATATTTACAGCTTCAGCAAAATGATCTACAGGCGTAGAATCAGCATCTCCACGTTTCCAAAGACCATTGAATACTTCGACTAATAGTGGGTCGTGACCTCTCATACTCGCCCTATTCTAAGGCCAGAAGGATAGCCAACAAACTGAAGTAATGCAATTAGAAGGATAATCACAATTATAACATAAATCACAGTTCTAATTGGATCTCCAATACCGAATGCTGCCATTAGAGAACGCGCGGCCCAAATTACTACGCATACGATTAACAGAAGGACTAACAAACCTATTAAATTCATATAATTCTCCTGGCTCTCCAACCGGCTTGGAATGGCCTTCTTCGAGTGAATATAGACTGTCTACCCTTCGTAGCAATTCCTAATCCGCGTTGCAATGCTAATCCGGCGAATCCGTTTAATTCATCTGCGCGTTCTTTATTCTCACCGATGAAGAATGCACAGAGAGCCGCATTTCGGTATATCAAATATAGTTTAGCTTTATCATAATCAATTTGATCTGTGCTAGCTGCTATAGGTTGAAGAATATTCTTAATATAGTGAATTTGAACATCCACGCTTCCTGTTGCACCACCAGGAATAAAATGAATAGTTTCGCCTGACCATTCCCAATAGATTAGAAATGCTGTAGGAACTTGATTTACAGGTAAGAAATCGCATTTCGCCATCTGAATATAGGAGAACTGACTACCTGTAGTCCTCTCATATAATGTAAGAGGTTCAATTAATCCCGGTGGTAAAGTAGGTTGACCACCTCCACCACCTATTCCCTCTACTCCACTCAGGACTGTAATTGTCGCAGCTTTTTTATTAGTGACTGGAACATTATTTAATTCTAGTTCCTCACCAAGTTCTATTAGTGCCATATTGAGATACGGAATTTGAGCAGTATAAGTAAATACACTCAAAGCCGTATCATTCAGAAGTGACGCGGATAAACTCATTACTTCTGAGGCTATCATTTCAACTCTTTTCTCAAGACCAAGCTAGTAACACGCCGCTAGTCGTACTACCTGCTACGAGTAGAATTGTCGATTGAGTGCTATGGAGAGCAATCGTAGAAGGATCTGTATTATGGAGACGAATTCCAGTATCTCCACTCGCTCCCTTCAACGTAATGGAATTAGTATTCCCAGCAGGAGGAATCACCGTAACAGCCGTAGCATTAGAAACTACCGTAATAGTATTAGTTCCTGACGCTAACGACTGATTAGCTACGGCACCGGGACTACTAGCATTATCAGCCGCAGCAAATGATAAATTCGCATTTACCACTCCTGTTAACTGAATGTTCGCTTGACGTGTAGATTCTTGTGACATTCTTAAAACCTAAGATGCAAACTTCAAACCGAGTTTTGTGAACTTTTCAACATCGATGACTGTCTTGCAATTAGCGCAAACCGGAAACGTATTGTTTCGCATAGTTCCGCACGCTGGACAAGATGCCATCGTAGCATTTTCCATGCGGAAGTCCATTAGCCATTCCCTATCTTCGATTTTGAGCATTTTTGCGGCCATACGAGAATCATCTGAAATTGCTAGAGGATTCTTTTGTGACCTAGCCCATAGAGAATCAGCTAATTTAACAAGTGCGCGAAACCAATTCTCTTGACGCTTGATAGCGAGTTTCAACAGGTCAGAATGTTCAAGTTTTAATTTTTCAACAGTAATATCGCCATTGAGAAAGAATAAACCGGGCCGAACATCGCCCATATCGCACATTAAAATACCATTAGAGTAGTCTCTAACGATAGATTCAGCGATTACGACTGAACTGACCGGAATTTCTAGCAATGGTTGCTCTACGTCGATTTCGCGCCACCACGATGACGGACCTACGACTAATCGACTAGGTTTATCAGGATATCCTGACGGAATTTTGAATATACCAGGGTCAAGAGTATGCTTTTTCTCCTCGATATCTTTAGGTAGAACTGAAAACACCGTAGACTTATCGAAAGTATTGACAGGACCGCGCACCTGTCGATTCCTACGCCATACATCCATGAATCCAACGCTCATTTTTTCCCCTCATAATTATGCGGAACACTAATACCTTCACGATGTGACAGAGAATCTGTCACGTCAGTTTCATTTCCGAATAAATCTTGTTGAATTCCTTCAATTCGTTCTTTTTCTTTTAAAATGATATCTTTAGTCGTAAGTCCTGAGTCTGGATCTTTATATTTAGGTGCAGTTACCTTACCGATAGCCGCATAAATCGTATCAATGACATGTTTAGCCGCTTCCCATTTAGGAGGTAGAGGAAATCCGTTAGAATCCTCGAATACCCACATCGGTTCGTAGCTAATCTTGACCGTCATTTCTTCTTCATTAGCATCCGGCACAACGACTAAGCGTTCTAAAATATAGCGATCTTTATTAAAAGGATACTTTCTTACTTCTCTGACGATTTTATAAGGTAATTCAAAACCTTCAGCAGAATAATTTGTTTTAATCTTCTCAATTTGGTCATTAGACCAGCTTATACGCCAGATTGCGCGCTTCAGGTCATCGTGACCGAAATATTCATCTAGCCTCTCATTGAGAGTTTCGATGGATTCATTAATCATACGCCAGTCTCATTCTTAATTCGCTCTACTAAACCCTGATAATGGTCTTTCAGTCTCCAATAATCATTCTGGTCGGTTTGTGCTCTAGAAACGCTGATATTCGATTCTAGATTACCGTGGTCTAGTAGAATCATCTTTAATTGATTTACAACGACTACAGCTTCCGCCGTCCATAATTCGACATTGGTAGACATTTTATCCTCCTAGCTCTGCAATCCTTCGTAGCAAGCCTCGATAAACATTCAATAACGTCCAGTATTCTCCATCGGTGTTACCAGAAACACCTATTTGACCTTCTAAATGATTATGAGCATTCAACATGAACTTAATTCTAGTTAGAGCTTGACCTGCTTGAATTTGCGCTATAAGAAGATCAGATGGCATAAATTCTCCTAAATAGATGGTGCTGATAGCCCCAAGTCTCTAGCTATAGGAGCATATAGCATCAAGGCCACTTCCATCAGCACCATCTAAACTGTCAGTAGCTAGTTAACGCACGATATTGGTTCATTAGCATCCAGTATTCGTTACCCGGAGGAACTTGCGATTCAAGGTTTTTGTATTGAGCTAAGATAGTTCGAGCCTTAGTAAGAACTTCTTCGGCTTCTCTCTTTCGCTTTTCTACAGAAACCTCGTAAGCATCTACCTTCGGAACTTCTACTGGCTTAGGAGGCTGTACTGGCTTCGGAGACTCCACTACTTTATGAGTCTCCGTTGGTTTAATTTCAGCCATTTAACCTCCTAATACGAAGGATAATACTTCGCAGTACCGGGATCATATGTCATAAACAACGCCTTCTTAGTGACAAGCGTAGTCGCTAGAGCAATGTTACCCGTAGTTACCGTAACATTGGTTGTGCCTGTGTCCGTCGATACGAAACACAGCATATGTTGACCTGATACTGGCGGAGTAATAGTAGCTACGCTCGTCGTACCTGTTAGGATAGTCAGAAACGTAGACGGAGCAATAGTGGCAGCGGCAGCCATTGTAACAGGCATAGGCTGTACTTGGCTCTGCACCGTGCTTAGATTCTGGTGCAACAAGTCACTCATTGTTTTTATCCTCTCTATGAGATTACGAAATAGCGCCCGGATACCAAACGCCCGTTGCTTTCGAGTAGACCATAACGGTAGCTCGGTTCTGCGCCATCGTAACAGCTACAGCGATATTACCTGTAGTTAATAGCCCTAGAGTTCCGTCTACAGGAACTAACACGCAGATACCACTAAATCCCCCACCGTAGTGGGGGTTTAGAGTGGCAATTGCTGTAGAGCCTGTAAGACGGACTAGATCCGTTTTAACATCAACTGTAGTAGTTGATGCTGATACTGTTTCGGAAATCTTAGTCGTAATGCCTGGAAACATATACCCTCCACCTCCACGATATGTTTCCGATTAATAACCAGACGGGACCGCGAGCGTATCAATATACGCACACGCCGCCGGATTATTAACGAAAATCTGCATTCCGACTACCATGTAGAAGATATCCGCAGTGGCAACGCCTCCACTGGCTCCGCGAATCTCGAAGATATTTCTACCATCAGTCTTATAGAATCCTAGTGGTAGAGTTTCTCCGCGGCCCCAGACGCTATCAGTGACAAAATCGATACGCGTTTTGTCCCAGTTATACGAGCACGTTACAGACGCGCCTGCCATCTGCATATTATCACCAAAATACATATCCAAGGCTTCGTCCTTGGCTTGTTTTTGGATAATACTCACAAGCTGACCGATTTCCTCGTACGCTTGTTTTTGGGCAGGATGCATCCATGCGCGTGGCTTGAAGTCATTATCAATTCCAACTCTATTGCCAATCTTATTGATGGCTAGACGTGGAAGTGGGAGCGTCAAAGCTGCGCTGGATGCATTAACTCTATTCGCGCGAATTTCCGGCGTAGAACTACGCGAGAATCCTAGCCAAGTTCCAGATGAAGAACTGGAATGATGGTATGGAACTCCGAATAGTGCCGGTAGCGAAGTCGGAGTACTAATACCATTAGCAACGATGAAGTCACCAGTTGTAGAAGTAGCAATGGCAGGAGTAACTTCTACAGTCTTGTTTTCAACGTCCCATAGGGTAATAACACCCGACCCCTTTAGAGTGGCGAGAGTAGAATTATACACTTGTACAGTCTGACCGAATCTCATCAGACGGACTCCGAATCCGTCAGTTGTACAAACATACGAATCTACACCAGCAGTAGGAGTAGCAGTTGTAATGGTAGCTAAAACTCCATTTCCTGCTTGCATGAGTTGTGCATCTAACTGACGCCGTAACTCATCTGTCGCAGTTGCTACTAGACGGCGTACAGCCTGAGTGATAGCCTTACGATCTGAGTTGGTAGACCATTCAGTGAGCTTCGTGTATTCAATATTTTCCGACATGAATACAGAAGTAAGAACCGCCTTATCCCACTGCGGCCCGCCGCCCCTTCCCAAATCTCCGCCATCAGCATTAAAGTATTGGAATGAGCCACCGGGCCTCAATTCCAATGGAATACGCATCTGCCTATTCGAGATGACTTCTACGTCTTGCTTCTTAATATTCGCGTAGAACTTATCGTCTCTCTCGAACACAGTACGTATCTTCGGAACTACTCTTTCTAGTTCCAAAGCAACGACATTCTGTTCAACTACGGCCATTATTAACCCTCATTTAGAAATTCGTATGTGGACTTGCCCTTAGAGGGATTTTCATTTCGGTTAGAACTGCTACGAGTTTTGGGCGCAGTTGTTGCCCTATTAGATGTAGTAGATGTAGTTTCTTCAGTTTCTTCGGATTCTTCCCTAACACGTTTGCCCAAGCCTCTCAGGGCTTCATTACGAGACTTTTTAATGTTTTCAGGAAGTAAAGTTTTAGCTTTAGATAAATAGGCTGACCGAATCTTTTCCAATGAGACTTTGGAGAATCTTTGTTCCGCGGCTTTCTCCCATAGCCTGTCTAGTAGTCTCCGGAATTGAGGGTCATTATCAATAGATTTTTGAACATTTTCCATGACTTCATTAACTGCTACGCGCTTCACGTAGGGAGTCATAGAATTTCTAGGATCAATATTCTGGTCGATGGTATTCTTTAAAACTCCATCGACTCTAGACTGTAAATCACCTTGCGCGGTTTCAAATCGCTCGGTGAAATATTGCATTCTCTCTGCTTGAATCTCGCTCTGCGCTTCCTCTTGTTGAGGATTTTGCTTCATGTAATTAGTAGGAGGAGTATATTGCGCAGTCCCCATCACATACTGATACATGGTGCGTGCTGCGTTTAGAAGATCCTCGTTATTTATCCGTTCCGCTTCTTGAACCATAGCGGCGGCAGTAGATTTAACTGTATTAGTAATTACGTGATAGAACGCCTTATCATCTACTTCTCTTAATACAGTAAGATAGTTATCAACAATCTTACCGAATGCCTGCGGATTATTTTGCTTAACTGTTGCTAAAATTTCTCCTGTAGAACCGTTGAAAACTTTATTTGAAAAGTTCTCATATGCCTTGTAATTCTGAACAACTTCTCTCGCTTCTTCCGGAGTCGAAAAGAGTTCGTTATATGCTTGGTCACGATAATAAGATTTTTCAAGCTGTGGAAAATCCTTAAAAAGCTGTGGATATTTTTTAAGAATTTCCTGCCGTCTAACTGGAGCGATTATATCTAAATCGTCAGATTCTTTTGAATATTTCTCTACTTTTTCTTCTTCGGATTCTGTATCTTCTTTTTCTTCTTCGAGCTTAATTTCTTCTGTTTCGTCTCCTTCAGGCTTAGATTCCCTTTTAGGAGGTGTAGTATCCTTATCAGTTGACTCGTCCTCTGTCGGTTCAATATCAATAGTCTCTTTTGATTGCTCGACTGGCGTTTCATCGTTTAATAGATCGTAAACTTCGCCACGCGAAATTGAACGATCCTCAATAGGTCTATCGTCACTGGATGGTAGCGGCATTATTTCTCCTAGGGAGTTGGGCTGCCATAGGTTTGCTAGCGGCACCGCCTTTATCATCTCCATTTGGATTAGGAGATTGATTAGGAGATTTAGACGGACCACTTGGGCTACTTGGCGCCGGGCCAGCCTGCGGAGCACTCATAGCCTGCATCATCTGGAATACATCCAAATGTCGTTTCATATGTAGAAGAACGTTAGTGTATCCTGGTGGATTATCCATCTTACATTGACGACCTGCATCGGATACGGCCCAACGTCTACAAATATCGGCTTCAATCTGATTATCATCTACGTTCGGGTCGATATCAACTGATGGTTCTAATTGACCATCAGGACCGGGCATAGGCTCAGACTGAATAAGGAGCTTAATTTCTTCGTACTGTTTATTCCTATCATCCTCACCAGGAATAGCAAGGTCATTCAATCCGATAGTACGTTTCATGAATGGTATATTCTCAGGCGACATTAGTGCCTGCATTACCATTGGATTTCCACCTTGCATAAGCTGCATCATAACCTCTTTCATAGCTCCCCATGAAATAGGTAATTGTTCAGCAGCTTCTAACTCGATATCGCCTATTGTTCCTTCCAATTCCGCGCGCTTAATGAATACGGTAATGAAATTACCGGACTCGTCTTTTTTTGTATAGTGTTCATCATCAATTGCTGTTTTGATGTAGGATGGGATAACTTTTCCGAATATTTCCTTCCACCAGAAAGTAAACATCTTCCACGGGGTTTGGAGACGTTGAAGCGCCTGTGAGCGAGAGACAGTATACTGAGTAGCCGTCTTAGATGAATTGGGCGCTGCGCCACCGAATAGGCTAGGTAAAGCTCCACTAGCAAGCTGTCCCATTTCCTGCGATTTATCAAAGAAGGGTAGGACTTCCTGCGATAACGTAGCTGTCTTGACCTCATAGAATCCTTCTGATATAGCCTTACCCGCAGCATTCTTAGTAGGATAAATAGCACCAGGTGTAGCTTCGGTCGTACGATACGCGTTAAAGTCTAATACAGTAGGATCTGCGAAAGTTTGAGGAATCCCATGTTCGATAGTCTGCAATGTTAATGAGATAATTTCGTTCGTAATTTCCTGAATAGAAGTAAGCAGAAGTCCAAGGGGATCATAATGAATATAATCAGAAAGAGGATTCTTAGTAACAGTCCAGCAATCGTCAATATTCTCATTAACGGCGGACCCAAACTCCTGATTAACGTAGGATACTTTAACTCCATCAGGATATCGGCTCTGTAGCTCTTTTACGTCTGCTTCATCGGCAAGAATGTTGTAAGTCCAAGGTCGGAGCCAATATTTATTGATGGTAGTTGTATCACGCGGATAATCCCCGTAATACTGTACAGGTAATCTTGCCCATCTATCGTAATAATCTCCCATTCCACCGTAAGAGGGGGATATTTTGGAGTTTCCGCCCTGAGTGTTCTTAACATGGGGAAACTCTGCGATGGCTTTAGAATAGTGGACATCATATGAATACTTCAGGTATGGAGCTTCATCAAACCTGCGCGCATACACAGGCACCTTAACATTCATTACACCGTAGCATTCGATACATTGACGCGATTTAGGCTTGCGCGTTACACCTACTACGCGTGGTACGATGATTTTCTCAGTTTGTAGTTCGGGTTCCATTATTCCTAGACAATTAGGACATACCGAACCGTGAGTCTGAATGATATCGTGCGAGGCGACATCATCTTCATCCGGCATATATTCGTCCATCTCTAGGTCTGATAGTGCTTCATCAGGAATATTCTGATTACAGAGCGGACAAACTTTAATTTCGTTACTTACTTCTTCATTTTCGTAATTGTTTTCTTCATACGTGCCGAATTTAGTATCCTCCTTTGGATAATTGTACGCGGCGACCATACCTTCAGTGCAGAATAGGAATAGCGCGTGCAACCAGAGCAGAGGAGCATCATTATGTTTATAGACTAATTCAGCTATTTTGTTTCCCGCTTTAGCCGTAGCAATATCAAGAGGATTATCACTATTGTCGGGAGCACAATCGATAGCGGGAATTTGAACTGAAAGTGCCGCGATAATTGATTCCAAATATGCTCTGAATACGTTGACTGGTTTATCGTAGAAATCCGCTGAATCTGACTGGGGATATTCTGAAACATTCCCAATTCTCCAGTCATGCGCGACTTCGCTATACCAAATATTAGAAAAACCTGCCCATAGTAGTTTCAATTGTCGGCTCTGCCGCAACTGTCTTTCTCTGACGAAAGTATCTTCTTTGTCGAATTGATCGACAATAGTTTTTAGAAGTACTTTAATATGGTCAGGAGTCTTATCTTTATCTTTTGCCATTAGAACTGTCTATTTCTGTTTCCTACTTGCTGATTAGATGCGCCTGTAGGGGCTTGTGGTTGCGCCTGTACTCCTGCCCCGAATGATGGTTGCATTCCTCCGGGCTGTATAGGTCTACCGGGGAATGATGGACCGCGCATTCCACCCATAAATGGAGGTGGTTGTGGATTAAATCCTCCACCACCGGGCATATTACCACCGCCGCGACCAAATAGTTGCGATA